GTCGCTGAGGGGGATGGAGTTCCCCTTGATGTCGGCGCGCTGCACGATGTCGGTGATGCCGGACCGGTTCAGGTAATCGTTGATCGCGGAGTTGATCGCGGCCCACTCGTTGTTGGCCTTATCGGCTGCCTTCTGGGCCAGCCGGATCTCCGTCCACTTCAGCCGGATCCACTCGCGCTCCGTGGCGTCCAACGGGATCTTAGGGTCCAACCGCATCGGGGTACTCCTCTCGCATCCAGCTGCCGAACCGAGCCCAGTGCTCCTCGGCGACGACGCGGTATTCCTTGTTACGCAAGGCGTACGCCGGATGCGTCATCAGCCAGAGTCGGGTCTTGCTGCCGTTCATCGGGAACATCTTCCCGGCGTTCGCCAGCACTCCCCCGTGGAGCGCCGGAGCGAGCACGGTCTTAGGAACCGCGCCGAGCGCCACCACGACCGGCGGGTTACCGATCGCCTTGTACTCCTTGCGGAGATACGGGATTGAGGCGATGGCTTCGTCAGCGGACGGCGTGCGATTACCGGGCGGCCGGTACTTCACGGTGTTGGTGATGAAGACGTTCTCCAAGGGGATCCCGGCTACGTCCCGGATCAACGACCGGAGCACCTGGCCGCTCGCGCCCACGAATGGGCGTCCGTGGGTGTTCTCCATCGCGCCTGGGGCCTCGCCCACGATCATGACTTTCGTTGGCGTACGGCCCTCTCCGGGCACTAGGATGATGCCCTCTGTCCGGAGGTGTGCGAACTTCGGGTCCTCCCGGTACGCCTCATAGATGTCGGCCAGCATCATTGCGGACGCGCGATCCGGTAACGGCAGTCGCCGGTGAAAGTGTGCTCGCGCGGACGGCACTCCGTACCGCAACGAACCGACTTCAGCGCTTCGTGGATGTCACGAGCGACCTCGAAGACGTCCGACTGCTTGGGCTCTTGAACCGGACCGAACAGGTCAGCCGTCGACTTGCGGTCGATCATGTCGATAGCCAGGAAGCAATGGCCGATGAGGTCCAGGAGGATCTCGCGCGGCTGCTCGAAGGCGAGCGTGGAGCCGTCCCACATGGCCTTCTTGAGCTTCCAGACCTTCCGCCAGATCTCCGCGAACTGGCCCTTGATTCCCAGGACCTCTGCCGGCTCGATACCGGACGGCGCGGTGTCGCTGTAGTCCGCATTCTTCGCAGCGAACTGCCCCTGCCACTCCGGTACCAGTCGCACCAGAATCCGTTCCGCAGCCCCCATCGTTACCTCCCACCGTTGACGGCGATGATCTCGCCGGTCTGTGCCTTCGGACCGAACAGCGTTGCCGCCACGACCTCGGCGACTTCGAGCTTGGTTACCTTGCGCCCCAACGGAGTTGATGCTACTTCGTACGCCTCCGCTGCCTCTACAGTCCAACCGCGAAGATCCAGCACGCGCTTGTCGACATACTCGGTCATGGCGGTGTCCTCGACCTTCCCCGGTGCGACGCCGTTGATGCGCCACCCGTTCGACGCGTACTCTCGCGAGGCAACGCGGATCGCCATCTCCAGCGCGGCCTTCGAGGCGCAGTACACCGCCGACGTCCGCATCGGCCGCCAGGCTGCGTCTGACGTAATCGCCACGACGTTGGCCTCCTCTACACCGGCGAGATCCAACGCCTGCAACAGATTCAGGAAGCCCCAGACGTTGGTCTTCATGACGCTCATGAAGTCCAACTGCCGGATCTCCGGGATCCAGTCGAGCTTGTTGATGCCGACCGAGTAGATGATGTCGGTGGGGCGCAAGGTCTCCACCGCGTCTACCATCGGCGTCCGGTACGCGACGTCGAAGTGCTCGTGCCCCCAAACCGAGATAACGTCGAAGACCCCCAGCTCTTGGTCGTTCATGACTTCGGCGCAAGTCGCACCGATCCCAGACGTCCCACCGAGAATCATCAACCTACGCTTGCCGTCCATACCACTCCTCCAATTGGCTGAAGACCAGGCTACGAACGTCGCTGAGGTCGATAGCCCGGATCACGTCGCTCGGCTTGTACCAAGCGTTGTAAGGCTGGTCCCGGAGGATCGGCCGCTGATACGCAGGGATGGAGAGACGACGCGCCTCCTCGATCATCTCCGGCAGATCATCCACCACCGCAGCGATCCGGTCGCCTACCTGGCGAACCAGCTCACCGTACTTGCCACCATCCTCCTCGTGCACCGGATCGAATAGCAGCGCGTCGAAGGCGATGTTGTTGCGCCGGATCCACTCTCGCGTGTCGGGATCGATGTTGTCGAGCCGGAGGTACGGCCGGGTGGTGCAGAGCCACACCTCCGCGCCTGCCGACCGGATCTCGTGGGTGAGTTCGGAAGCGCCCGGATACACCGGCATCCAGCGTTTCCAGCCGCCCTGGCGGTAGGCCAGCTTGGCGTCCCGGTATGTCCGGAGCGGAATCCCCATCCACTCCCACATCGGCATACCAGGGTTGTCGTCCGACCAAACCTCCTCAGCCGCGCCGAAGTAGAGCCGAGCGAACTGGATGAAGTTGCCGTGGTAGTTCCCCAACGTGCCGTCGATGTCAATCGCGACAACGGGTTTGCTTTCGCCGTTGGTGTACCCCAACTCGTGCCGGCCACCGAACCTCATAGCTGCGCCGCCTGGGTGTAAGCCTCGTGCGAGAGAACGCCCTTGGCCCACTGGCCATACCGACCGAGCGAGATGAAGTTGATGTCGTCCCGGTAGCAGTCGCAGTCGCTGTACAGCGGCTTCTCGATCGGTGCTACGCCTGGGATTGGCGGCTTCGACTGCGCGGGCCACTCCACCGTCTTGTACCCGAAGACGTTGGAGGATCGGTACCATCCGCGATCCCTCGTGCCGTCGCACTCGACCGTGAACGGCTCCGGCCCGAACGGCGCGAACACGCCGCGCTCCGGCGCGTCGCCGATCGCCCAGGCGTCCATCGAGTGGAACTGATGCCGATCCGTTTGGTAGCACAGGGATCGGAGTGGGATGGTGTTGATGATGACGTCGAGCTGGCTGGTGTCCAGCCGGATCTCGCTGACCCCCGGAACCTTGCTCCAGGTGTCGACACCGAGATACTGCGGCGTTACGTTAGTGTCCACGATCTGATCGAAGTAGAGCGTCCACGCAACGGCATACGCCGACCGGATATCCCAGGCCTTGTGGCGCGTCTCCAGCGTCTCCACGGAGACCTTGATCGGGTTGGAGCCGTAGACCTTCGCGCGGTACTCCTCCGGCGTTCCGGTCAGGTGGTAGTCCACCCACTCGAACTCCTCGCCGGTGAGGTTCGGGATCGGCGCGTGCAGGTACTGCGCCCCGTACATCTCGGATCGGCGCTTGCGGCTGTAAACCGTTACGCTCCAACCGTTCTGCACCAACGCGTGGGTCGCAAAGAGTCCGGCCGGACCACAGCCCAGCACCGCCGCTCGCTTCCCGGATCGCTTACGGAACATTGGGACTCCTTCTGCAAATGTGGCAGGCGTTGGGATTCGGGCAGGCTACGACGTAGTTCCAGCCGGAGAGGCTAGAGCTAGGGATATAGCGCGGAATCCCAATCACCCGCACCTTCTCCAGGCGCTCCCGCGAGGTCTCCAGCGCCATTGCCATGAGAAGTTCCCACCTACGCTGGTTCATTGGTCCGCCCCCGCCGGACGGGTGTTCTTGTCGTCTTCGTCGTGGACGGCCCGCCAGCGGTCCATCGCCTCGGCGCGGACCTTGTCCATGGACGGTTCGTAGGCGTTGGTAGTTATGGCGATCACCCACGCTAGCTCCCGCGCTCCGGCGGCCGTGTCCTCGCCCTCCTGGCCGGTCATGAGCGCTTCCATGTGGTCGTCCATCCGCTGCCAGAGCGCTTCGAGAAGCGTTGGCCCGCCATAGACCGGCGCGAGCGCGGGGCGGAATAGCGTGGTGCGATCGCAGATGATGGTCTGCTCCCGATCCACGGTCGGCAGTTGACTACAACCGGCCTCGGCTACGGCGACGCCTACAATCTCACCGCCCTGTCGCACGACCCAGACCGGCTCCTCGCGCTCGATCCAGTTGAGTTGACTACGGTCGTATTCCATGAGCGGTTGCCATCCCTTACGAGGCTCGCCCATCACCCCTCCAGCTGGTTGTGTTCGTGGTCGTATTCGTTGGCGTGCATGGAGTGTAGCTTGTCGTGATATGTCCGCCACTCCTCCGGCGCGCGTAGACGGCGCTCAGTCCGGTCCGGCTCCGGGAGGAAGGTCATCTCCAGATCATCAGCGTGCCGCTTCTCCAGATGCAGCATCAGGGTCTCATCGACCATTACGGAGACG